ATGATCCAGTCGCTGTATCTGGGTGTCGGCGTGGTCATCACCTGGGAGGAGGGTCGGGAGATCCTCAACCGGGCTGGGGCGGGCCTGGACTTGAGCCTTCCGGCGCCTGCGGAGACGCCGCGCCGGGGGCGCGCCCTCTCTGCACCGGCCGCGCCGCCCGCGCTCGAGCCCGGTACGGAGCCTGCGCCTGAGGACTCCTGGCGTGAGCTGACGGCCGGTGTGACAGGCGACGGCTCAGGCATCGACGTCGAGGCGGCGATGCGGTGGGAGGCCGTCGCGGTCATCGACGACGACACCTGCGACCCGTGCCGCGAGAACGACGGTCAGGTCTACCGGAACCGGGCTGCGGCCTACAAGGACTACCCCGGCGGCTCCGGCTACGTGAACTGCGTCGGCGCCGAGTTCGGCCACGAGTGCCGCTGCAAGGTCGTCAAGCGGAAGAAGACGAGGGACGACGAATGATCACTCTGCCCGCCAACGTCGCCCGTTTCGTCGCCAGCCAGCGCGAGCAGGCCGACCACCAGCGCAAGGAACTCGGCATCGAGGCCCGTTCCTGGTACCGCGTCACCAACGAGGCCGACGCCGACGAGGCCGAGGTGATGATCTACGACGAGATCGGCGGATGGTGGGGCACCACGGCCGACGACCTCATCGCCGAGCTGCGGCAGATCACCTCCCCGCGGATGCGTGTCCGCATCAACTCGCCGGGCGGGTCGGTGTTCGAGGGCATCGCCATCGCCAACGCGCTGCGCGCCCACGCGGCATCGGTGACCGTGCAGGTCGACGCCGTCGCCGCGTCGATCGCCTCCGTCATCGCGATGGCCGGGGACCGCATCGAGATGGCCCCCAACTCGATGATGATGATCCACGACGCGTCCGGCCTGTGCTACGGCAACGCGGCCGACATGGAGGAGATGGGCGAACTCCTCGACCTGCTCAGCGACAACATCGCCGACGCCTACGCATCAAGGGCTGGCGGAACCCGCGAGCAGTGGCGGGACCGCATGCGCGCCGAGACCTGGTACCTGCCCGACGACGCGGTTGAGAACGGGCTCGCCGACGAGGCGATCCAGGCCCCGAAGGCCGGCACGCCCAGCGAGCCCGAGCCCGACGAGGAGCCGGACATGGTCCGCGCGTGGGACCTGGCCGCGTACGGCTACGCCGGCCCGCGCCGCGAGGAGCCGAAGGCGGAGCAGGGCCTCACGGAGGACATCCGCGGCCTGATCGGCGAGGAAGTCGCCGCCCAGCTGCGGGCCGCGGTCGGCGAACCCGGCCTGGAGGAGCCTGCCGAGCCCGCCGCTGCGGAGGAGCCCGGTGAAGAGCCTGCCGCCGAGCCGGCCGAGGACAACGAACCCGAGCCCGCGGCCGACGACGAGGAGCCGCCGGCCGAACCCGCCAACGCGTGGGCGGACATGGTCGCCCACCTCACCCAGCCCGACCCCGACCCGTGGGCCGAGCTCGTCAACAACCTGACCCAGCCCACGGCGTCGTCCAGCGCGGCGACGGAAACGGCCTGAAGGAGGCACCAGTGGCACCCACTCTGACCACGCCGCGCAACTCGGATGAGCTGGCGGAGATGCTCGCCGACCCGGCGCGCGCCAAGCAGATCATGGAGACCCCGAAGGCCCTCACGGACTTCATCGAGGAGTACGCGAACCGGCAGCAGGGCGAAGGCACCGAACTCCAGAAGCAGATCGACGACAGCGTCCAGCGCGGCCTGGAGAACCTGCTGCGGGAGAACGACCAGAAGTCCGACAAGGGCACCGTCCGGGACTCCATCAAGCGGCTCAACCTCGACCCGCAGACCCGCCCCGCGACGATGATGACGTCGCACAAGCAGGCCACCGCCTACAACCCGAAGGCCGTCGGCGCCGCCCTGGACGGGAAGTTCGAGAACGCGGCGGACTACTTCCGCCACGCCTGGCACCGCAACCCCGACCCGCAGCAGCGCGCCAAGATGGAGGAGCTCCGCAACGCGTACTCCTCGATCGTCCCGGCCGACGGCGGGTTCCTCGTCCCGGAGACCCTGCGCAGCCAGCTGCTCCAGCTCGCCCTGGAAATGGCGGTCGTGCGGCCCCGCGCCACCGTCGTCCCCATGGAGACGGCCCGCGTCCCCTTCCCGATGATCGACTCGACGACCAACGTCGGCTCCGTCTTCGGCGGCATGATCGGCTACTGGGGTGAGGAAGGCGCCGCCCTGCTGGAGTCCAACCCCAAGTTCGGCCGGGCCACCCTCGACGCGAAGAAGTTGACCGGCTTCGCGCTCGTCCCGAACGAGCTGCTCCAGGACTCCCTGCTCTCCTTCGCCGCGCTCATCGAGACGCTGTGGCCGCAGGCCCTGGCGTTCTTCGAGGACATCGCGTTCATGTCCGGCTCCGGCACCGGCGAGCCCAGCGGCTTCCTCGGTGCGGGCAACACCGCTGGCGTGGCCGTCGCCAAGGAGTCCGGCCAGGCCGCTGACACGATCGTCGTCGAGAACGTGATCAAGATGTACAGCCGGATGCTGCCGAGCTCGCTGGCGCGTGGCATCTGGGTGTGCTCCCCGGAGGCCATCCCGGAGCTGTACACGATGGCCCTCTCGGTCGGTACCGGCGGCGGCCCGGTCATGCTGACCAACGTCGCCGGCCCCGCGCCGATGACCATCTTCGGCCGGCCGCTCGTCGTGTCGGAGAAGGCTGGCCGCCTCGGCGACCGCTCCGACCTGTCCTTCGTCGACCTGTCGTACTACCTCATCGGCGACCGGCAGCAGATGAGCGCCGACTCCTCGACCGAGTACAAGTTCGGCAACGACCAGACCGCGTACCGGATCATCCAGCGCGTCGACGGCCGCCCGTGGCTGAAGAGCCCCATCACCCCCGCCAACGGCGGCCCCAACCTCTCCCCGTTCGTCGAGATCGCGGACCGGGCGTAACACCCTGGCCAGCCGCGGCATTCACACCCCGCGGCTGGCTTCCATCCGGGTCGGCAGTGTCGCCCCGACAGGACACACAGACAGGAGGCCCCCATGGGTCAGAAGGCACTCGGGCGGCTGGTCAACAGCACGCCCGCAGCGGACGGCGTGTGGATCAACATGCGCGAGGCGTCCGGGATCCTCTTCGAGTGCTACCTCGGCGGCGCCGCCGGGGACACCTACACGCTCCAGGAGGCCAAGGACGCCGCAGGCACCGGCGCCCAGAACCTCGCGGTCATCACCGAGTACCACACCAACACCGGCAACGGCACCGACGCGTGGACCCGGCGCACGCAGGCCGCGGCGGCGACCGTCGTCACGGCGGCCGCGGCAACCCAGCAGGCGGCGATCTTCGAGGTCGAGGGCACCAGCCTCTCGGACACCTACAAGTACGTGAAGGTCACCTCGACCGGCTCCGGCACCGTGCGGGCCGTGCACCGCGACCTGGTGACGGGACGCACCCCGGCGAACCTGCCGGCGATGGGGGCGTGACCTGATGTCCACTCTCATCCAGGGCGACCAGCTCCGGGCGCTGCTGTGCGGCGTGAAGGTGTCCCGCGCCACGGCGGCCCTGCCGCAGTCCACGGCCGGCGCGCTGTTCACCGTCACGGGCGGCCGTGTCCTCGTCACCTCGCTGGTCGGCGAGGTCACCACCGTCATCCAGACGCAGGCCGACAACACGAAGCTCACGTTCGACCCGACCGATGCCGGGGCGACGCAGGACCTGACGGCGGTCCTCGACATCACCGCGGACGCGGTCGGCACCTGCTACTCGCTGACGGGGACCCCGGCGACGGCGATGCAGGACGCGCTGAACTTCCTCCCCAGCAACAAGGTGCTGGCGCAGCCGCTCGTGCTGAAGCCCGGGTCGATCCTGCTGGACTGCGCCGCGTCGAACACCGGCTCGGTGAAGTGGGACCTCTGCTACATCCCGTACGACAACGGCGCGTCCGTGGCGGCTGCCTGACATGGCCGCGGAGACGTGCGCGGCGTGCAACGCCACCTATTCGGTGGGCGCTGCGAAGTGCCCGCAGTGCGGCAGCACGGAGCGCGCGGAAAGGCCGGGTGGCGCGGTGCTTCCGTCGGTGACCGTCGCGTGCGGCAACGAGGCCTGCCGGTATGTGGGCCGGGAGCGGCGGGTGCACCTGCGTACGGCCGCTCCGGGGGTTGTGGAAGTGCCTCGCCTGGCGTGCGCCGGGTGCGGGCTCGACATGCCGACGGTCACGCCGTGGCCGCCGGTGACGGAATCGGAGGACGAGGCCATGCCGAAGATCACCGTGCACGGCGGCGCCAGCAACGCGGCCGCCGAGCCTGAGCCGGAGACGGGTGAGGAGGTGCCTGAGAACGCGTCCTCGCCGGAGCCTGTCGAGGAGTCCGAGGCGTCGCCCGCGTCCGACTACGAGGAATGGACGGTCGAGGAGCTCAAGGAGCAGCTCGCCGTCCGCAGCCTGCCCAAGTCGGGGAAGCGCGACGAGCTCGTGCAGCGCCTCCGCGACGACGACGCTGCGGCCGGGGAGTAGGCGATGGCGCTCGGATTCTCCGTCGCGGCGGCGAACACACACCTCGACAACCAGGGGACCACGTACCCGTGGATCAAGCTGCACGTCGGGGATCCGGGCGCAGCTGGCACGGCCAACGCGGCCACGGAGACCACCCGGAAGCAAGCGACCTGGGCGTCAGCAGCCAACGCGGCGAAGACGACCTCGGCGGATCTGGTGTGGACGAACGTGGCTGGCAGCGAGGACTACACGCACGTCTCCATGTGGACCGCCTCGACCGGCGGGTCGTTCGGCGGCTCCGGCACTGTCACGGCGAACGCCGTGGTGACCGCGGACTCGATCACGATCCCTGCTGGCGAGCTCGACATGACGCTGCCCGTCGCTAGCTGACCCCCGACACCCGCAGTACTGAAAGGAGGTGAACCCGAATGTCGACACGCTTCGACGCGGCCGGAGACCGGATCTCGTTCGCGGGCAGCATGTTCGCTGTCGGCAGCGGGTTCACCCTGACCGCGTGGGCCTACGTGTCCGTCGACACCGACACCTTCGCGACGTTCGCCCGCCTGCACGCCTCGTCCGCCAGCACGACAGTCGCCACCTGGGCGACCGGTGGCGACGGCCTCAGCGGCCCGAACTACTTCACCGGCGGCGGCACAGTCACCAACGCCACCAACATGGC